TCCTTGCCCGTCAGAACTACGCGGGCAACATGTTCCCGTTCGATCCCGACAGATGCCTGAGGGATCTCCTGCTCAACGGAATCCGGCTCGACCGCTGTGAGCAAGTCACCGGGGCCGTGAGCAATACCGAGCCGAGAATTCCACTTCCCGTCCCCTTGGGCTGGCAGGGGATCATGTTCACTCTTGAGTTGGCGGCGGGGCAATAACCGATGACTGAAATTCGGCACGAACCCAAAAATCCTGTTCGCGGCCTCGACAAGCGCACTCGCCAGGAATTATTCGATCCGGGGCTGGTTTATGCCTCGACAGACATGAGAGCTTAGATCGATTGCGAGGAGCGGGCTGAAATTCTTGGCTTGCCCCTAAATCTCTGCGACGGCCTCTGTTATTGCCCGCACGCTGCCTCGGCTACAAAAATTCAACGTCGGCTCAACGAACTGGAGAGAGCATGATCGAGAAGATTGAAATTCCAGTGGCAATCGTTCGCCAGAATGCCGTGTACGAGAACGCGAGCGTCGAGTACCCCGCCTCGCTGCCGATCCAGATTGCCGAGAAGCTGAACGAAGTAATCGATTGGATCAACAAGACCGAAATCGAAGGCTGGCGTGAATCATGATCGAGAAATTGCCTGAAGAAGCGTACAAGACATACGACAACGCGCAAATTGCACTTGCGAACAAGGTCGATGAGATGATCGACTGGATCAACAACCACGAACACGAGCCTCATAGCCACGAACCTGAGCACGAGCATGAGCCTACCGTTTAAAATTTCAGCCCAGACCGCGGGTGCCAAGAAGGCGTACAAGAATTTCATTGAGTTCTACGGAAAGTCCGAGGGGGAGAGAATTTACCTTCAGAAGGCCGAGGACTTGGGAAAAGGAAATACTCTTCGCCAGAAGGTAAATTCGATTTACAAGACGGGAGCGAAAATTCCCGGCCGGGGAGTAAAGCTTCCGCCATGATCGACAAGGCAGAGAGGATCCGCGCGACGATCCGGCATACGCAGATCCGTCACATCCAGCGGATGGGCGGAAAGCCCCTGGTCGATCTCCCTCATGCGCTTGCGCACGATTCGGAGTTGAGAGCGCTTCTTAAGCAACAAGTAAGTGAAAAGGCGCGGGAGGCCGAAAGGAAATTGAACCGGAACATCAATCGTGTCTGGTCGATGGAGGAGTGGGTCGAAGACCGCGAGCAGAAAGGCTGCATCTAGCGGGTTAACAACGCCGTGCTATAAGCAGTGGGCCACCTTTCCTCCAGGTCGGCATTCGGGAGATGGGCCGGGTCGCCCCCGGCCCATCTTTTGGGGAAATACAGCTTCTGATGTAGACTTCAATGCTTCCCTACCGGGAAATTTCACTTTGCCGCGTACTCTTCCTTCTCCTGCCAGGAAAAAGCAGGCATCGAGGCCGCGACAAAGCCCCTCCGCTTCTTCCGTCCGCTCGCTTGCGCGCCCGGATGAGTGGGCGGTCGGTATGGGAATGAGGGTGGATGGAAAGCATTTCACTCTCGACGGCGGCGAGTACATCCGCCAGGTAATACGTGATACCAGCCCTGAAATTGTAATTCCCAAGGCTGCTCAGACCCGCTTCACCGTCACGTTTCTCGTTCGCTCTCTTCACTGGATCACTCAGCGCAAGTGGCATCACTTGTATTTGCTGCCATTGAAGACTGGAGCGATCCCGTTCGTCCAGGCGCGTATCGATCCGATCATCGACTCGAACCCGTTCCTGAGCGATCAGTTCAAGTCGGTGGACAACCGGCTGCACAAGCAGTCACGGCAGTACGTGAATTTGTACGTCCGGGGAACGAACATCAAGTCCGAGCTTCAGGAAATTCCGGTGGACGTGGAAGTCTGGGACGAGCGTGACCGGATGGTTGACCAGCTTCCCGACGAGACTGACCCGCTCGAAGAGGCACGCCACCGGATGGACGGGTCGAAGGTACGTCAATTGACGATCCTCTCGACTCCTTCGGTGGAAGGCTATGGAATTTGCGCCGAGGACACCTGGGACGCCTCAGACCAGCATCGCTGGGAAATTCCCTGTCCTCGTTGCAGCAGATTTCAAGTCCTGACCTTCGACGACAATTTGAAATTGGGCGATAGGGCCGATGAGTGCGTCCTGGAGTGCGCCCATTGCAGCCACGCTTTCACCGACGGCGAGCGGATCTCGCTCAACGCTGAGGGCCGTTGGGTGCCGCATAACCCGGACGGCAACTTGCGAGGGTACCACATCTCACAGTTCAATTCCCCGACTCAACCGTTGACCGAGATCATGAAGGCGTGGTTCAAGGGGCAGACCGAGGTTCGGAAATTGAAGTCGTTTTTCAACCAGAACCTCGGCCTGCCCTATACCGCTCTCGGAGACAAGATCACTCCGCAAATTCTGGACGGTTGCCGCCAGCATGGATATTCCATGGGCGGAATTCCAAATTCGGCGGTTTACGTGGGGATCGACATCGGCACGCTGATTCATGTCGTCTCGCTGCATGAGGATCAATTCAAGCGGTCGATGCTCTGGGATGTTCGAATTTTCAAGAATTTCGATCAGGTTGACCGCTATCTCAGCGATCTCCTCTCTTTCAACGCCGTCATCGATGCGCATCCGGAGAAACACGCCGCCAGGGACTTGTCGGTAAAATTTCACGGCAAGCTCTGGCTGGGTTTCTCTGATGACCGGGATCAGAACGAGGAAATTGCAAGCTTTAACCCGCTCAAGATCGGTGAGGCCGGGAAAGTCCGCATCGACCGGAACATGGCGCTCGATCAGGTCGCAGACGACTTCATCAAGGGCCGTGTAATTCTTCCTCCCGAGGCGAGGGAATTAGGCGAGCCGATGCCGCGCAAGCAGTACAACGGCTTCTATCACCAGTTCAATCAGATGGTCAGGGTGGAGAAGGAAAATTCCAAAGGCCATGCAGTGGTGCGCTGGGCGAAGAACCGGAACCTCGACCACTGGCATCATGCCTGGATGTTTGCGCGGGTTGCCAAGCTGAAAGCTCCTACTCTGATCGTTCCGTCTCAAATTTCAAATGCGATGAAAACAGGGGTCTATGGCTAGGGAATCCACACCTGCTGTTCGCTCACTCGCCCAAAAGAAACATGTCGGCAGCGTGAGGCGAAAGTACAAGAAAGACCTGACTGTCCCAAGAAAACTCCTGCCCGGAGAAGAGCCTTACGTTGCCGACATGGTTGTTGTTCTGAAATTGGCGGGCTACACGTATGGCCAGATCGGCAGTGTCTTGGGAATCTCCAAGGGCCAGGTCAAGAAATTCCTGGACAAGACGGACGTAGTCGAAAAACTCACTCTGCTGCGCGAGGCTCTTCCCGCTGCGGCGCTGGAATTGCTGCACGGTTACATGATCGAGGCTGTTCAGACGATTGTGGACGTGATGCGCAAATCCACCGATGACAAGTTCGTGCTCCAGGCGGCTGCTGAAATTCTTGACCGTGGCGGAATCCCGAAGGCTTCCCGCCAGGAGCGGTTGCAGGAGACGAACGAGCAGATCACGATCACGGACGACGGAATTCTAGAAAAGCTTAGAGATTCCAGTCCGGAAATTCAGGAGAAGGCGGCACAGGCTATCGAGCAGATCGAGAACCTGTTGCTGGAAGCGGCGGCAGAGCCGGTGACGGACGAGGAGAATGAGGAATCCGCTTAAGCCTATCGGCGAATTCTTCATGTGGACGCTCGATGCGTCTCGCAGCATCATCACGATGCCGTGGGGTAGTACGATCCGCAGCCAAGTCCGTCATCTCGGCTTGAAATTCTGGCCGCAGGGTCTGGATGCCGCCGACACTCCGACCGTCAATTACAACATGACGCGCTCGTTCTACCGGAACGACGGCGATCAGGTCTTCGGTGCGGGCTTCTGCAAGCCCATCGTTGACTTGCAGGTGGGGTTTATCGGAATTCCAACCGCGAGCACCGACAGCGAAACTCTCGATGACTACCTGAACGAATGCCTGCACATTTACTGGACGGACGCGCTCCAGCAGATGGTCAGGGACTCGCTCAGGGACTCGAAGACCGTTGCGCGGTTGCACCGGCCCGACATAGACGACCCGTTGATGACGGTGAATGAGGCAGAGCACTGTGAAGTTGAAATTGTTGCCCCGGAGAGGGTCGAGATCGAGAGAAGTGTCACAAACAAGCGGATAATCAACCGGGCGATAATTTCACACAAGATGCTCTTTGTGATCGATCCCGGCGATGTCGAGAACGGCCAGGATCCGCAGACGGAGGAGCACGATGTTCTGGAATTTATCGACCGGCAATCCTTTCGTTACTACGACAAGACGGACGACCAGTGGCTGGATTCCTTCCGCTCCCCTAACAATTTGGGGTTCGTCCCGCTGGTTGAAGTCTACAACGAGTGGGATTCCGCGCTCCAGGACGGACAATCGGAATTTGAATCCGTCCTCCCCTTCATTCGAGCATTTCACGAGTTGATGGCGCAGGGATTGCAGGCGCACAAGCAGCATTCGACTCCGAAGGTGAAATTGAAGCTGAGGGAAGTTTCGACCTTCCTCAAGAACAATTTCCCCGATTTGTTCGACGAGGCGGGCCAGTTGAAGCCGAATGCGCAAGTAAACTGGCAGGGAAGAGAAATTTTCTTCTTCACGCAGGACGAGGATGCACTCTTCCTCGAAGCGAAGTCCATCCTCGCGGACACGAAGACGATGGGGGAATTCCTGATTGACTGCATTTGCATCGCCTCCGAAACGCCGGAGTGGGCGTTCATGCGTGTGGATGCAGGCTCTGCGAACAGCGACAGGAATGCGCAGACAGTCCCGTTCGTGAAGAAGATCGAGCGTAAGCGGAACGGCTACAACAAGGCAGTTCAAGACCTGCTGAAAATGGCGATCAAAATTCAGGGCCAAATTCCACAACGGCCGAAGCTGACGTGGGAGATGATCCGCACGGACGACGCGATGATCTACTGGCAGGCGTTTCAGCAGCTTGTCATGGGCCTTGAGGTAGCGCGCCAGGGCGGTGAAATTTCCGACGAGACGTACATGAAGATGATCCGCCAGTTCGTGCCGGTGATGAAGCCTTCGACGCAGGAAAAAAAGGACGCGGAGAAAGATCGTCCCGCCCTACCTGCTGCACAGCCGAATGGCGGCGGGCCTCCGCAGAATGTTCCGGCAATTTCAGGTGGGCCACAGGGGCGAAATGAGTAGCTGGATCTGGCTTCTGATTTTTGCGGCAGCACTTGTCGTCGCCTTTAGGCTCTGGAGGACGCGAAAATGAGGACGCGCTCACACGTTCCCCGGACTGGCCGTAAAAGGAAATTGCGGGTGAAGAAGACTGGCCGCAGGCGATTTGGAAAATCCCCGAAGCAACTGGCGGCGACAATGGGTCGCAGAAGAGTACGGCGCACAAGAGGTAGATGATGGCTCGCAAGCGCACAGCACGAAAGCGAAGCACGACAAAAAAGAGAAGCACTTCCACCCGCCGCAGGCGCAAGTCTGGCGGCAAGTGGATATCCGGGGCAATTAAGAAAAAAGGCGCTCTGCGCAAAACCGCAGGAGTGAAAAAGGGACAGAAGATCCCGCAAAAGAAATTACAGTCGATGGCGAAGAAAGGCGGTAAGACTGGTCAGAGAGCACGGCTCGCGATCACGCTCAGGAAGATGAATCGCAAACGGAGGCGGCGATGAGCGGATTCCCGGTTCGGCGGATGAAATTGAGCAAGTACAAGCGAGACGGTCGGCTCTTCATCAAGCAGATTCCGCAGGGAATGGGAATTGGCCAGAAAATCGTCAAGAGATAAGGAGGTAATTTTTGGCGAGCACAATCAGCGGTCGCTCTGACCAGAAGACGTACCGGCGGCACATGAAGCAATTCAGCCCGCATATCAATCGCCCTGCCCCTCAGAGCCTGGCCAATAGCACGACGGGCCTGGCAACGGGCTTCAAGGTGAGGAGGCGATAGTGGTAAGGATCGTCAAAGCTCCACGCAGCGACAATTTCAACAAGAAGCTGGCGACACCGCACTTCGGCCAGATCAAGTCCGGCTCGTTCCACGATCCCGAAGAGCTAACCCGGCGCACGACCAAGAAGCGCTCGATCCGGCGTGTGATGGTGCCGTTCCAGGGCGAGCAGGGTGGCCCCGGCGTGGCGTACAAGACCATCGGCGGAAATACCAACTGGATGAGCAGCCCTGCGGCCGAGAGCTTGACCAACAACCCCAACCCGAAATTCGATCCTTCGCAGGCTCCGGGAGCCGTGACGAAGAAGATTCGCACTCTTGCCACGGTCAAGGGCACCAGCGGTCACGGTGGGACGGTCGAGAATTACACCGGTAATGCGTCCTACCGGGGCATGAAGATCAACAAGAGGTAGCGATGGAACTTGAGCCGATCATCGAAATTTTCGACCCTGTAACCATCGTCAGCGAGATGGCCAGCGGCAGCGATGTGCTGGTCACGATTGCTCCGGACGTGATCGCGAAAGTCATTGACGGCGACTCCGATCCGAAATTTGCGACGTTCGTGATCGCTTCCGGCTGGTCGAAGTCGAATCGGCTCTGGGACGTTCCGATCTTCGATTCCGTCCACGAGCAAATTTCAAAGGCAAATGACGAAGGCGATCCCGTTGTCGGCTATCTCGGTCACATCAAGCCGGACGACGATCCCTACTCGTTTCCTGAAATTCAATTCCAGTGGCTGCGCTCGGCACTGAAGAAGGTGGGCGACAAGGCGCACATTTTCACGAAGGCGTACGTGCTGCCGGAAACGAAAGCCCGGTATTATCTGAAGAAGGGACTGGCCAAGTCCGTCTCCTGGTACGGACAAGCTTCGCAAATTCCATTCCAGAAAGGGGTGCGTGTATCGGATTTCAAACTTGAGAGCATCGACCTGGCTCGGCCGCGTAAGGCCGGGATGAGCGCCCGTCTTGTGGGTGCGCTCACAAGCGAAATGTCAAATGGAGGTAACGAAGTGAAGCCTGAGGAAATTGCATCCCTTCAGGAGAACGAGCTTCGGGCGCACAATCCGGCTCTCGTGACGAAGATCGAGGATGCTGCCAAGAAGCCGCTCTCTGACAAGGTCAGCGAGATGGAGGGCAATGCGGAAGCTCTCAAGAAGGATGCGGATGTCGTTCCCAAGCTGCGTGAAATTCTTGGCATCGACAAGGACGCAGACCCGGTGGAATTCGTGAAGAAGATGGCCCAGCAGTTGAGCGATGCAGGCAAGGGTCTTCGCGAGAAGCTGCTCGACAGCATTCTTGCGAAGAAGTTCAAGGATGTGGAGGACAAGCATACGCTCTCGCTGATCCGGCGCACGCTTGTCTCCGAGATGAACGGCAAGGAAATTTCCCTCTCCGGCGACGACGCGAAGGACGAGAAGGCAATTTCCGACGTGGTCAATACTGCCATCGACGGCGACGACGACCTGAAGGCGCTCGTCTCCGAGATGGAGAATGCCCCGCCGTCGCTTCCGGTTACCGGGCGTGGCCGCGAGGGCGAGGGTCAGAAGGAGATCAAGCCGGGGTACGACGACAGCTACATGAGCGTTCGAAGCCGGAGGTAATTCATGGCGACCGAAGAGAAGGAAATGAGCCTCCCGCCGGAGGAACTGATCGACGAAAATTTCGAGCAGATGCCTCGGGAGGATGTCGAGAATCCGCTGGCCGAAACGACCGGTGAGAACGCCGATTTCGCCGGAGCAGACGTTCGCGGATTCGCCTATGCACCAAAGGAGGAAATTGGGTTGAAAATGACGCCTGAGATCATCGGCCCGCCCGCATACGGCTCGCCGGATCCTGCAACATCTGCCGGTCGGCTCGTACCATTGCGCGATCATCCGCTCGAAGCCTCGAAGCTGGAAGAGGGCCACCCGGCTGCAATTTCAGCCGACTTCGGTGCAGACATCGAGGGCGCAACGGGCGTCGTCGGAGAAGAGGGATCACACCCCGGCCCGCCGAGTGGATCCGAGGCAATGACGGCTCCCGTCGAAGGCGCGGCTCCACCGGAAGGTGGAAATTACGAGGACATGACCGTCGCTCAGCTTCGCAATCTCTCGCGAGATCGCGGGATCGACGGCTACTCCTCGATGAACAAAGACGAGTTGGTCGCAGCCAACGAGTCGTTCGATTCCGAAAACGCCTAGCCTACGAAGGGAGGGAAATTAGATGGGTCAGTTGAAGCACGACGGTAAGGCCACGCAAGGTGGCTTTACCTGGCCCGCTGGTACCTTCACCTTCGGGGACATGTACCGGCTCAACGGCTGGAATGGAATTCTGATGAAGTCCATCGCCTCCGGTGACACCGTGCGCACGGCGGATATGGAAATTTCATCGGAGCGCATCTGGTACGTCAAGCTTCCGGCAGGAGTCACCCCCGTGATCGGGGATTACCTCTACTGGACGGCCGGTGCTGGGATCAAGCGCGGAGATACCGATCTGACGGCCACGGTGACCGGCTCGCCGGTCTGCAAGGTCGAGGAGATCAAAGACGCCAACAACAATGCCGCTGTGCGGGTTCTCAACGTCGGCCCGTAGGCACAGAAAGGAAATTCGATGGCAAGAAAGCAAAGTGCTCTCGTTCGTGAGGCACCGACGCTGGAGGCGTTGACGACTTACGAACGAAACGGGCGGATGATGCGGATTCCGCACGACGGATTCTTCGGCCCGCTTCTGCCGGGGTCGTTCACTCCGCGTGCATTTCGCGAGCTTCACCATCACGAGTGGCGAGCACCTGCCGGTGAAATTCACGGCACCCCGGTGCGAATTGTCTCCGAGATGTCACACCGGCCCACGATTGAGGAATACCTCAAGGACTCAGTGGAAATTTCACTGAAGAAGCCGGTGGGCGAGATGATCACGACTTCTCAGGGCGCGATGGCGCTGCTGGAGAAGGTCAGGATCGACACCGATGTCGGTCTGGCAGAAGTTCCGCTGCTCTACACGCCGTTGTACGAGCGGGTCAACGGCCCGTTCCCCGGCGGCTCGGTGATGATCGGCAACGACATCACCGTCGATGCGAACGTGGTTTTCCTGGAGAAGATGGAAGCCGGTGAAATTGTCTTCGGGACGGTCACGTACACCGGAGCACAGACGCCGATCCCGGTGCAGACGTATGCGGCCGGGTTCGAGTGGACTGAGGACATGATCGAGTACGACCGCTCGTATGAAATTGGGATGAACTCCCGCGCGTTCGGTCGTGCGTACAATTACCTCCTCAACCACTTGCACCTGTCTCCGATCATCGCGTTCACTTACGCTGCTGGAAATACCACGGCGGCGGACGTGACGGCGAGCGCGACGGTTCAGGAGCGCGTGCTCAGAACGTTCCAGACCGCATATCGCCATGCGGTGCAGGCAGTGCCTCAGAGAATTCCATCTTGGATTCTCGCCAACGAGGCCGACCGCTTCCTGATCGAGGATGCACTGCTCACGCCGGTTCTCGACACGAGTGGAAATCCGCTTCGGCGGGTTCCGGTCGAGGGCATCATCTACTACAACGGTGCAACGGTCACCAACGGGCTGAAGAGCTTTTCGTACGCGGGCGTCACGTCCGGTACGTGCTTTTTCATTCAGCCGAGACTGAAGCTGAAGGAGCTTGTCCATCACGATCTCCGGCTCGACGTAGGCCCGGAGGACATCACGCGGCTGGTGGAGGGGCAGCAGGTGGGTCGCACGCGGCGCACTGTCTATCTCGACATCGCCAACGCAGTCGAAAAGGTAACCATCCCGCTGTCGTAAAAGGAGATTTCAGGGCAGTTGGCGGGACTGCCCTGAAAATTTCAAGAGGAAAGCCATGATCTTCAAGAGGCGGGTGCGAAGAGATCGGCGCACAGAAAACCCGACTGTAGCTATACCGCAAAAAGCGGAGGGCACGGTCATGGTGCGCCGATTTCAAAATCGATTCGAATGCGGCTGCGAATGGCCGCAAGATGTTCTCGCACCCGAGGAGTGTCCCGACCATCCTGGTCATAAGCGAGTCTATGTGACCGAGATGGTTTTCAAAATGGAGAACGTTGAAATTCAGGAGGGATGATGGCAGCAGAAGTTCAGCTTCCTTCTATCGAATCCACGTCCGAGACGTGTTCGGGCTGTGGTGAAGCACTCAATCTCTTGGAAAATCACCTGAAGCTTCAGGCGAAGACCGAGAGGGCGGTCGTGGTCACGCAACCGCGATCCGAATGGGAGGCAGTTGCCTCCGGCGAAGAGCGAACACCGGAGGCAATTCTCGCGGCGCTTGACGCCGACGAGGAAGAGGAGACGGTCAGCTATCTCGGTTGGCGCTCCGGAGCGGGTGAACTCGTGCGAGTCCATAACGGTAAGTGCGCGGCTGCTTATCTGAAGAAGGAATTTTCAGACGAGAAGCCGAAGCTCAAGCTGTTCAAGGCGGGCGAGGACGACTATGAGACGGTGGGAAGGGGGACTGACTGATGGCCGTCGTAATTACCAATGCCGGTGAGGAATTTGTCGTGGACAAGCTGACCGAGACTGTCCAGACGAAGCCGGAATATCTCGGTTGGGGAACGGGAGCGGGAACGGCGGCAAAGGCGGACACCGATCTCTTCACTCCGGCTGCGGAAGCGCGGCAGTTGGCGACAACGTCGAAGACTGGTTCCGGCTCCACGGCAAAATTTCAGGCCGTGGGGACGATGACTTCGGCGTCGGCGCAGACGATTACGAATGCTGCGCTCTTCACGGCGTCATCCGCAGGTACCTGCGTTTTCAAGGGCGACCACACGGGTGTGGCGCTCGCAATCAATGACCAGATCACCTACACGTTCACGGCTGATCCTGCGTAAAATTTCATGTCAAGCGTCTTCCCTGGTGCGCTAGACGATCTTTCCCCTGCGGGAAAGACAAATTCGACTCCGGCGGTGGATGATCATCCGGCGCACCATAACCTGCTGGCGGATGCTACAGAAAAAATCGAGAACGAGCTTGGTGTAAATCCGTCAGGCTCGGCCGCGACTGTAGCTGATCGGCTCACGACCATCGAGGCTGGACTTGCAATTCCCGGCGAGGCGCGGATGTGGTTTTCGAATACGCCTCCCTCGGGCTGGGCGATCTGTGACGGTTCGACAATTACAAATGCGCAGACGAACAATCCAGCGTTGTGGGCGAATATCGATGCCGCTTGGAAATCCGGCAGTGACATCATTTTGCCTGATCTTCGCGGCCGTGTTCCGGTCGGTAAGGGGACGCACACCGACGTAAGCACGCTTGGAAATAATGATGGCCTTGCCACTGGCTCGCGCAGGCCGGCGCATAAGCACACGGCCGGGCTCGGCACGCTCGCGACCGGCAATGACACGCCCGATCACGCCCATACGTTCACGATCGACGCGGGCGGGGCGGGCGGCGCGATCGCCCGCAGCACGGTCGCAGGCGGCGCGCAGGTCGGCCAAGGGACGAGCGGCGCGTCTGCTCGGCACACACATCCGGTTACAGGCGCTCCGACAGTCGGCCCGCAGACAGGCAGTGAGCCGACTGACACCCCGGCGCACGTCGTTGTCAACTGGATCATCAAGCTCTGATGCCTGAAATTGTAACTTCACCGTTCACGTATGAAGCGGAAATAACCGCGCCACCCGGCTCCGGCTGTGTCAGGCTCAACAATTCCTCCAGCGTTCTCAGTGTTACCACCTGCTGGCTGAGCAAGACGATGCAGGGTGGTGGAAGTATTTCCATCAGTGGTGTTGCGCCGGGAGATTTCATCAATATCGTTGCGACGGAGAACGAGGCGCGGTGGATGCAATTACAATTGCCACCGACCGGCACGCCGATTGTCGATAGCGGGTCGTACTGGACAATTTCAATTGCAGAGGCGAGCGGGGCTTTGTTTCCTCCGGACGTTCCTGTGGAAATTTCCTTTACCCGCGCGCCTCCGACAGCGGCGTTGCCAGCTTCGACCGTGCTGGTGCCGGTTGGCAGTTGTATTCCGTACGCTGGATCGACTTCGCCCGATACGGTGCATTGGCTGCTCGCTCAGGGCCAGTCATTTTTGCGTGCCGACTATCCGGAATTGTTCGCTGCGATTGGGACGCAGTGGGGTGCGGCCGATGGGACGCATTTCAGCGTGCCCGATATGCGTGAGCGCGTTCCGGTTGGTGCTGGCAGTGTGTTGGCGCTAGCTGCAACCGAAGGGCTGGCTGAAATTTCCCGGCATGTAATTCATCATCATCAGCTAGCGGCGGCCGTGACTCTGTCAACGGACGGCGCTCACCAACATGCCGCTGTTGCTGATCATCAGCATGCCGCTGTTGGCGACCACCAGCATCCCGGCGTCGGTGATCACATTCATGCTAACGCGGGAAATCACAATCACGGCAGCGCGGGCAATCATGCGCATGGAATTGCAAGTGGCGCTTTGTTCGCTATTACCGGAGCACAGCTTGTCGCCGCCTCGGGTTCGGCTCGCTATGCCGTTGGCGACTGGCGCAATTTGACCGACTCCGCAGGTGATCACTCACACAGCGATGCGGGCGACCATAGCCACGGTTACGCCGGTAGCCACGCGCACGGTTTTGCAGGTGCTCACCAACATGCTGCGGCCGGTGGCCACCAACACGCCAGTGCTGGCGCACACACGCACACCGGTTCCGTCAGTGGAAATACATCTGGTGGTGGGCCATCAGACGGCCCGTCGTACGCCGTACTCAACTACCTGATCAGGGCAAGATGAAATTCCAGGGAGGGACATGAATTACTACATCCATCTCGAAGATCCCGGTTTTCCAGACCACCCCTGGCCGGGAGTCCGGCGGCTTGGCCCCTTCCTGACTCTAGAGGAGGCAACTGAACAGGCAATTTCCGATGCTGCGCTCGGTCACGGTGTCGCGCTCGGAGTTTACTCTGAAGAAGAGTCGGAAAAGCGCTATTCGGGCGGCAAGGAAGGTAAGGCGGCTTTTGCCCGCGCTGGAATTCGGTCTGCGGGTGAAGCGCTGGCGAAGAAAAATCAGAAAGCCGCTATTGAGGTATTTGAGGAGAACAAGCGGGCGGTTGAAGCGATGTTGCCAGCCGGAGTGGGCTGGGAGGAATTAATGGAATTAGCGCGAGCACAGCGCGACCGAATCGTCCCTCTCCAGAGCTTCCCGCCAACCGAGTCGGTACCGCCGCCAGCGCCGGTAAGTGAAGGGGAGGAATAATGGAGTTGATCGAGAGTGTCTTTCGCTGTCGTCATCCGCTCGTCGCAGACGCTGCCGACATGCGCGAGGCAATTCACCGCCATGAGGAAATTCAGCGGATCGATGCCTATCTGCGCCGTGCTCGTGAGCGGCCTGACTTGCAAGCGGCATGTCCCGGCAATGCCTACATCGTTCACACGGGTACGTCGGCAGTTGCACTTACCGCTGCCACTGCGAAGACAATTTGGTATGTCAACGCGGCTGCCGCCAATCAGCCGACGTTCGTGGAATTTGCGGTTGCTTTCGACGGTGTCACTGCCTCGAATACACCTGCCCTGGTTGAAATTGTTTACGGTACCAAGGCATCGAACTCGACTCCCGGCACCGGCTCTACGACCTTCACGCCTTTGCAGACACGCGGCTGGCCTGTGCAGACTTCGCAGCAGACGGCGGCTAACGCCTGCTCGTCTGAGCCGACCGTGTTGACCACAAACAGGCAGTGGCTTCTCTCCCCGAACGGCGGTCTGCTCGTGATCCAATTTCCACTCGGGCGTGAGCCGACTGCAATTGCCTCGGGTACAGCAGCATCGGGTAATCAGATCGGGATGCGAGTCACCGCTCCCCAAACCGTCAACGTTCGCGGCTATTGCGAATACGAGGAGTGAAATTTGCCACAGACGACGAACATGACCGGTGGCGGCGCACAGCTTGGTTCCTACCTCGTTCGTAGCGTCACCTATACCGCTTATGCTTCCGTCGCTGACCGCACCGAGGTTCCGGCCGCGAATGCTCGCTATTTCGAGGGGGATCTGTTTAGCGGCCCGAATGCCAGTGGCACGAATTACGGCCGCTGCTCGGTTGACACTGCCGATGCGATTTTCACGCATTACGGTAAAGCCAACCTGCAAGATGCCCTCGTTGAAATTTTTGGATACATGGGGCCGGATAACTAATGGCGCTGCCGCTTCTGAATAACGCTGAGTCGCAAACCTCCGGGACAACGGTCACGACCGCCAATTCAGGCGGCACTAATGCGACTGCGGTCGATGAAGCTCCCATCGGTGCCAACATGACCATGACCTACGATTCAGGAGTCGCGGCCAACGGCACGAACGGGTTCAAGATCGCGCTTACCTCGACGGCGACGGCAATTACATATATGGGCTGGACGGCTACTCCGTTTGGCTCGGCGGTCGCCACGCTCTATGGCTCAATTTCCTTTCGTATCCATTCGGCTGTTGCTAGCTCGATTCGCTGGATTGCGTTTTTCAACGGCTCCACTCTCGCTGGCTATCTTGGCCTCGTCAACGGAATGCAGGGCGCACAGTGGCGAAGCTCCGCAGACGCCGCCATCGGCACGATTAGTAATTCATCTAACCTGCTCGTTGCGGATACTCTATATCGTTGTGAATTTCAGATTACGGGAGGCGCGTCCGGCGCAGGCACCGCCAAAATTTACAGCGGCAACGGCACGACTCAGTACGGTGCCGATGCGACTTTCAGTGCGACTTCCTTCGGTACGACGTTCAACCATGTCCGCTTTGGCTGCTGCACCGCGAACTTCTCTTCGACTTCAGGTACGTACCTGGCGATGGACGATGTCAATTTCAATAGCACTGGCCTTCCGGGGCCACCGCCATATGGTGCTGCTGCTGCGGCTCTACGGGCGTCTCCCAAAGTAATTACACAGCAGGCTGTTGCACGAGGACTGTCCCGTTGTCAGCGCATGGTTCGTCATCGCTCTGGAATTTTTGTCCCGGCTGAGTGGCATGAACGGTTGGTGGTCGCCTAATGGCTCGCGCTGGGCGTGCATTCATTCGGCCGGTAATCATTTTCCGAGCACCGATTGTACCACCGCCGACATTTCCAACTATCGGAGTCGCAGATAATTTCAACCGAGCCAACCAGCAACCTCCGGGTAGTTACTGGATTGGCTCTTGGGCAGTAGACGGCTGGCAGGTTATTTCGAATCAGCTAAAGAACAATTCAGGCGGCTGGGACGGGATCAACTGGAATGTTGCGTCATCGGCTGACCAGGAGGCATACGTCACCATTGTCGGAGTCGGTGCGGACACTAAGGCGTTTCAGATCATGCTGCGCCGAGACAATGCGGCGGACACGGCTTACGTTATCAATTTCTTCAAGGTTGCCGGAGCGAATGACAATTTCGAGGTTTACCGGCGAATCACTGGTGCTGATGTTTTGCTTGGCGCAACTGTCAGCACTCGTGAAATTGCAGCAGGTGATTCCCTCGGTGCGTCGATTCAAGGTAGCACGATCTATGTTTGGCACAAGCCTGCGGCGGGTTCATGGACGCTTGTCATGCAGCGCACCGACACGTCGATCACTGCTGCCGGGATGGTCGCACTTTACAGCAATGATCCTGGCTGGGTCATTGATGATTTCGGCGGGCCTGCGGTAACGGCAATCAATACGCCAATTACACTTGCGGCCGGAATTACGATCACGCCAGTGCTCACCCCTCTGCCGAACAAGAAATTTAATGTCGGCGTTACACTTACACCCGCTGTGGTTAAAGCGATTCCCAAGACGCTGGCTACGGGAATTTCATTTACAGTCGCAATGACAGTCGTGAAGAAGTTCCTTCGAACTCTGGCTGCGACGGTGACGTTCACGCAAGTCATGCTCAAGCTGAAGCCAATCTTGCTTGCCGCTAGTGTGATTTTCACGAACACGATGAGTCGTTCTAAGCCGGTGTTTTTGAATGCTGCTATTGCGTTCACGAATGTGATGGTGAGGAAAATTTCAAAGTCGCTGAGCGCTACAATTACTTTCACGCTCACTCAAATGAAAGTAAAACCTGTGCTGCTCGCGGCTAATGTGGTGTTCACAAATACGCTGACGGCGGTGAGGACGGCATTCCGAACGCTCGCGACTACGTTCACTTTCACGAATGCACTGACGGCGTTGAAGACAAAAATGCTTGCGGTGACTGTCACTTTTACAAATATGATGACTCGGCTGCCCAGCAAAATGATGGCAGCAACAATTTCATTTGCGCTGGCTGTGAAAAAGCAATTCTACAAGACAATGTACGTTGGTGGCGGAACCTACGGCGACATGGGAACGTACGGCTCGGTCACCTATGGCGGTGCTCCGGGCATCGGCTTCACGGTGAACATGACCCGAGTGCCCTTCATACAAAAAACGCTCGCCACAGCACTGAATTTCACGGTGACTCTCTCTTCGATCAAGGTCTTTTCCCGCTCGCTTGCAGCGAATGTGAATTTCACCAACACGATGGCGAAGAAGCTGTCTGCGCTGCGAACGCTTGCAGTCGGCATCACGATCATTCCGGTGATTCAGAAGCTGAAGCCCATTCTGCTTGCAGTAGGCGTGAATTTCACGAACACGATCTTGCCGCTGAAAGGCCGGTTCATCACAGTAGCTGCAAACATCACCTTCACGAATACACTCGCCAAGATCAAGATGGTGTTTGCCACACTCTCTACGGCAATCGGATTTACCGTTGCCGCACAGAAGAAAATTTCAAAGACAGTGGCAGTGCCCGTTACTCTGACTTCGACCATGACGCGGCTGGCGAGCTTCTATCGAACCTTTGCGACCGCACTGACGTTCACGCTCACGTCGGTCAAGAAAATTCCGAAGGCTTTCGCTGGAGCGATCAATTTCACTGTTGCGATGACGAAGGTGGCTCCCTTCACGAGGACGCTGAACGCGGCGATCTCGTTCACTCCGACAATGACGGCCTTGCCATTGCGCGCTCGGACATTTGCAGTCAATGTCGTGATCACTCCGGTGATGACTCGACTGGCGTTCTTCTATCGAACGCTCTCGACGGGAATTACACTGACTCCGACCATGGTTCCGCTCAAGGGTCGTTTTATCACCGTCGCCTCTACTATCACCTTCGCGGTTACACAGGTGCTGCGAAAGTTCTTCGGGATTCCTCTTGCTACTGCGGTGTCTTTCACTGTCACGCTCAACCGGGTGGCAAAGCGCTTGCTGACGCTGACGACTGCGGTCACACTCGTAACTGCTCTCAGTCGGAGGATCACGAAGACGCTGGCGGCTGGAATTTCATTTACGAACCAGCTAGCACAAAATCGTGTTTTGGGTCGAGCGCTGGCGGCAACGGTCACGTTCACCAATGCGATCTCGCTCCGGAAGACCTGGGCACGGCTCTTGCAGGCCAGTGTGAATTTCACGAATATCCTGGCCTACAAGGCGTCGTACTACCGGATGATGGCCGTGCTGCTCTCGCTCAATCCCGGCATGGCGCGCAAGGCGCTCTTCTACAGGACGCTCTCAGCCGCTCTCAGCCTCCCGGTGAGCCTGGGGAGGGTCGCAGTCCATCTGAGGGCTTTCGTCGCCTCTCTGACGCTCTCAGTGGCGCTCACGAAGGCGCGAGGATACAGCCGAACCCTAGCAACGGCGATTTTGGTCGTTCCGAGCCTCAGTCGGCGGCTCTTCGGCTCGATCCGGCTGGCGGCGAGCATCGTTTTTTCGGTGGAATTTTTCAGGGCGGTCTTCCGCAGCGAATCGCCTGGAGTTCCGGTCTGGAGCCTGCTCGCTACCCGGATGCGCGAGGCCAAGCTCGTAGCCGCTGGAGTGGAAATTCCAGAGTTGGAAGCCGGGAAGCTCGAACCGGCGATCCTACTGTCAACCGATGGGGAGGAGCCGGAGTTGGAAGCTGGTCAGTCGTCGGAACCGCCGCGAGTGGGAGGAGCTAGCTACTAATGGCCAACGTACCCCTGAATTTCACTCCCCCGATTGAGCCGAATATCGTCTCGCTTCACATCGAGGAAGCTGCCGCTCAGGGAGGGCCGTTCAGCGAGATTGAAGTTGTCACGGCTGTGGGAAGCTACCCGGATTACATTTCTCGCTATACGACCACATCGGCAACCGCGCTCAACGACTGGTTCAGAATTCGCTGGCAGGATGCAGCCGGAGCATACTCACCGTACTCGCAGGCAATTCAGGGCGGGACGGTCACGCTCGTTCAGCAGATCATGGATCGGGTCATGCTCAGGGATCCGCTTGCGGATGAAAATGTCACGCAGCAGGAAGCAGAAGCGGTGATCGAAGACGTGTTCGCCACGGAAGATGCATATTCTGTCGATCCGTATACGGTTACGGCAAAACAGAAGAGCGGAATTACATTTCTGACTCTGGCGAGAGTCTATCTCTCCAGCATCGTTACCTCGATTACCGGTGGGGCCACACAGAGCTACACGGCCGGACTTGTCAGTCAGACGGCAGGCTCAGCGGCACAGAGCAAGGTGTCGCAGGGATTGGAAAATATTCGGCAGTTGATCGAATGGGCAAATCACGATCTCGGCATGAACGTCAGCCTTGTCCTGCTGATAAAGGAAATTGACGTGGGTGGAATCTTGACAACCAGCGACTACACAATTGAGGCGTTGACGAGTTGACGACGGTTCCTCAATTTCTCTCTCTGCTGATGACGAACGGCTCCGACGTTCGCTTTCGCCGCAGCGAGTCGATGGTGCCCTGCCCGTGCCGGACGCCGGAAGGATTCCGCGATCCGGTCTGGCATTTGGAAAATCCGAGTGCGCCGGTTTGTGACGCGAACGGGATGCTTCCCGATGCGGGAACGACGACGGACATCATCGTGAAGGCGTTCATGCAGCCGATTCAGTCCACGCGGGCGACGAGGCTTTCGACCGAGCAGCTTCTTCAGATGTTCGGTGAAATTCAGGCTGACGACCATCTTGGAATTTTTCCCTACGAATGGTCGTCGGTAACGCTGAGTTTCAGGAATTGGGGAAGGGCTGGAGAGGATTTTGTGGAGTACAACGGCCAGCGCTTTATTTGCATCAACGCGAACCTGATTCCCGATCCCAGTGATGGAAATCCTGCGCATCATTGGGAAGGTGGATTTCGGTTGATCGGGGCGGTGCCAGCGTAATGGCTCCTCCTCGTGGCCCAACGGCGCTACGCACTATCGGTCAGCAGGCTGCGGCCATGCGCACTGTGCGCGGCCGGGGTATGGTTGAGTTGACGACGGACTCGATTAATGCAATTGAGCACTACATCCGCTGGGCGGAGTCTGTGCCTGGCCAAATGCCGAGAGCGATGGACATTCTCTGCCGGTTCATGGCGCTGGTGAATCAGGGAATTGCACAGGAGATGAGCTACGGAGCCTATGACCCGCAGCAGAGAAATCCGAGTCAGGCGTGGAGAATTCCCGTCAGGAGAATTTCACAACGCTATTTCTATGGCTGGCGGGTGAAGCGGGTTGGCCTCGGTGTTTGGATGCTCTACAACGATTCCCGTGAAGCGTTCTACATCGAGTATGGAATTCACCAAAATCCGCGCACAGGACAGGTGTCTGGTCGCAGGGTGCGAAGGCCGATCAGGAAATTGTCGCTGAAGCGAACGCTGGAGGCGATGATGCGAACGCAGGCATACCATCGTGTCTGGGCTGAAATTTATGTGGACAAGCATCATCGAATCTCTCGTGGCTTTACGCAGACTGTTCAGAGTCCGGCCAAGGGAAGTTTCACCGGCCCGCTGCTCGGGAGGCGATTGCCATAGCCAACCAGAATTACACGTATAACCCGGAGCGCTGGCTGGAGAGTACCGTTAGAGCGATTTACGAGCGCTCCGTCAAAGTCTTCAACGAGTCGGTCAAGGTAAACGGGAATCCCGTCGGTGTTCATTCGTCCAGCAATCCGAACGGCGTCTACGAGATCATCATGGAATTTCCGACACCTGAGTCGATTGAGCAGCGGGTTCCTCTTCCGAGAACGGTTATCCACTTTGAGATCGATGAAATCTTCAACCGGATTCTCGGCCTCGGAAAAAATTTCGGGAGAAACAACTACAACTCCACGACGAAGACATGGAACCCGCAGGAGGCGGGCTGGCATCGAATCAATTTCGATGTTGGAATCTGGACGAGTGATGTGGCTGGAGGAACGACGGCCCGGATGCGTGCCTATCAAATTCTCAGTCTTCTTTTCTTGGGCACGATTGCTCAGCAAAAGTTGGACGAGGCGGCAGACGCAGGAGACGGCAGAATTGAAATTACCAACTTTACGGGAGGTAGGTTTATTACGGAAACGATCAATGACGTTGTCACGTATCGCACCATCGATGGAAATCTTGAAGTGCGAGTCTTCAGCCGGACTCCGCTCGAACCGACATTTGCTGCGCCAACTATCGAGGAAATTATCCAGCAGCCTTCGCTGGTGATCGTGGAATAGAAAGGAGAAACGGTAAATGCCAACGGCACCAACGACTCAACTTTTTCCGGCCGTTGTCGATGCGAGCACTCTCGGGCAGCGGCAAACGTCGGCCATCTACCTTCCCGTTGGGATCGAGGGACAGGCGGATACGGCCGGGACTGCAAGCGTCGCAGCGCTGTACTCGATCCTTCGCACTGACCAGGCCGTGACACTGTTCGGTGCAGCTTCTCGGTTGACGACACTAATTTCCATGCTTCTCGGCCGTGGAGTTGTGCCGATTACGGTAGTTGCCTCGGCCAAGGGTTCGCCACCGACGCTCATTCAGCGTCAGGCGGCGTGGGCGTTGCTGGAGAGCGATCCGAGTGTTCGCATTCGTTTGACGGATTCAATTGCACAAGCGGATCTTGTTGCACTGGCCACGTCGCTGCTGAATGCAAATTTGATCAACCACAAGCAGATCGGCTTCATGGGGATGGCGTCGGGAACGGCAAAGGCGGCGCTGATCACTGCGGCCGGTGCAATTGCAGCTTCAGGAAAAGAAGGAGCGACCCGCGCAATATTCGTCGGGCCGGGAACCTACGACGAATTTGGGACGCTTCAGGATGGCGGCTTCGCGGCTGCATGCGTGGCTGCGGAAGTGGCGAAGAACGGCGATCCCAGCAACGACCTTGACCGCTACATGCTTCCGCTGCTGACTGCCATCGAGAGGGATGCATCGGCAATGCCGATCTTTCGTGAAAAAGTTGTCTCGGGAGTTCCGGTCAACGATTTCGAGGATTTGCTTCAGGGTGGTGTCTCTCCGTTGATGCCCGCTGATGCTCCCGGTGGAATTTCAATCACACATCTGCGGACGACGTACACGACCGACACGACGCACGATGCGCTGATGACGCGCATCATCGAGGATCAAATCTTCATCGACGTGAAGAATTACATTCTCAACGGTGGATTCCTTCAGCAGGGGAACACGCCGGAAACTCGCAAGCGGATCCAGTCCGGTGTGGACGCTGTGCTGCATGAGCGAATTTCATGGCTCCAGCCGTTGACTCAGCCAGATGGGACACTCGGTTACGGAGTGGACGTAAGTTCCTCGGCTGATCAGCGTCAGGTCACGGTCAACTACATGGGGCAGATCGTTCGTGGAATTCAGACGGTGCAAGTTACCGGCAACCTCTCAATAGCAGTCTGAAAGGAGGAAATTCAGTGGCTTGGCGCGAAATGAGTTGGCCGTATATCGCCGGGTTCTTTGATGGCGAAGGAACGCTAGGACTTCAGCATCGCGGCCATCGAAGCTATTTTCGCGTCGGCTTCTACCAGAACGCCCTTGATGACCAGGTTCTTGTTGAAATTCAAAAGTTTTTGGCTGGCCACGGTCTGTCTGCTCGTATTGGCAGAGTTGAGGGCCGACGAGCAAAGGGAGAAGCGCACTTGTCGGTCTTTCCACAAAACGATGTGAAATTTCTTTTGCGGAAGATTGAACCGTTTGTTATTGAGAAATTTCAATCGGTGGCTTCTGCACTAGGAGCTTGGGGTTACGAGCCGACATATCAGCGTGAAATGCGTTGGTCTTATGTGGCCGGGTTCTTCGACGGCGAAGGATCAATCTCTGTCAGGGCGCATGCAAATGGAAAACCGAATAGCCGAGCGCAAGTGAAAATCTATCAGTGCGGTGTCGCCAGAGTCCTTGATGAAATTTCTGAGTTCTTGACGGCTAAGCAAATTTACAACTCAGTAAGGAGGTACGCAAACCCACCCTACTCTGAGAAGTGCTTTGTTGAAGTCAACCGGCAGCGTGCAATCTTGAAATTGTTGGAGCGCATGCAGCCGTACATGATTGTCAAGACAGAACAAGCGGCAGACACAATTGATGAAATTCGGTTTAAGATCGAGCAGGCTCGACTTGGCCAACTTCATTTCAATTCTGCCAGAGCATACGTATAGGAGGGTTTACTATCGCGTGGTTGGAAGGACTGGTAGCTCCCGATCTCGATATCTCGTTCGAGAACGGAAAGCACTTCGCGGCTGTTCAGGAGATGTCGGAAGAATTTCGACAGGAGACGACGTATCAGGGTGCGTTCGGAAACGATGGCCCTGTTCTCCGGCGTGTCCGGTCGGCGGACGAAGGCACGATCAGTTTCACTACAATTCTGCTTCGTGAAGGGGCGGCAGCAGAGATGAACGACGAGGCCGTGTTGAAGACGATGCGTGACTTCGACGTTCAAGTCAACCGAGGAGATCGGGTCGTGACTTATCGCGGCTGCAACTGGAACCGAATTGCAATTCGGTCAACGCTGGATCAGGTCACGCTTGACTGCGACGTAAGCGTTCCAGGCTACGCACTTCCGTAATAGGAAGAAGAGGCGGGAATGGAAAAGTCACTCGAACCACCGGGTCTGATCAGGGCAACCGGAAATTCATGGGAAGAACTAGCTGAACGTGGTGTGAAAGCGCTCGAAGCTCTGGCGAAAGATCCCATCGTGGAAATTGAGGCTGGGCCTCCGATCTGTCCAGCCTGTGGATATTTCAACCCGGTGGTTTCCGTTAGCGAGAGTAATACGCAAGGGGCGATCTTCGAGTTCGTTCTCCTGGCAACCTGTACTCACTGTGGTGTGAAATTCTACGCGGTGCCGGAGACATGGCGGATGTATCTCCGGCGTGAGGAAGTCGAGATGGAAATGCAAGAAAGGCGGGGAAGTGGCAACCGATCTTAGAGAACAAATTCGCGAGCGCAGGCTTGACCGGATGCGGCTTGGTCAAGCAGTGTGCGCGTTTTCAAATCTCACCAGCGATCCTGAAATTCGACTGGCCCTTGTTCCTCTCTCTGATGCTGAAGCGCAGAATGCACTTCAGGCTGCGGCGCATGTGGACACGATGGATAACGTCGCCGGATTGATGCTGCGGGATCATGTTCAGCGTGTCGAGCAGCTTGTATTTTCAATTCGTGACCCGCAGGACTTGGAAAAGCGATTGTATAGAAATTCCACTGAACTTCAGGAGGAGTTGACCGAGGGAGACATCGCACATATCTACGACGACTTCATGGAATTGACCGAATCGTCCAATCCGACCGTCGAAGGAATCGACCCAGAGGAGTTCGAAACGCTAAAAAAAGTCTGGCAGGAAATTTCTTGGAGCGATCTGTCTGGCAGGTCATGGTACGCTGCCAAACGTTTCCTTGGGGCGCTGATCCAGGACGGGCTACTCCAGGACAATTCACCTGGGTCTTTCTCCAACACGAAGTTGACTATGCCGAACGCCTCCGAAGAGTCCACACCCATTGCCTGAGAAAATTTCACCAAGAGACATGTGAAGTTTGCCATGAGCCGGTCTTCGATATCAACAGGCTTCCAAGGGAAATTCAGGAGAAGGTCTACAAACCTCAGCCTGGAGAGGTATATCACAGCGAAATTGAAATTCCAGGCAAAGCAGAAGGTTTTGGCCCACATGAACGGACTGAGGTAACAACACCGCGCTATGCAATTGACGTAGATGTCAACGCTGACGAATAGAATCTCGACTGTCTTTACCGCATCGGCGGGCAATGTCCGTGCGGTCATGGGCGAGGTTGCCGGTGGGATGCAAAACATCGGCCGCGCGTCTATGCAGACGAGCAGGCAGACCGGCTATCTCAGCAATCAGCTACGGGCGATGGGAACGACGCTTCGTTATGCAATTGCGGGCACGGCGGTCTTCGGTGCGACTGGGCTTGTGCGCAGTCTCTCCACGATGCAGACGCAGATGGCGCTCATGTCCACGCTGGCCGACAAGACGACGATTGCCGGTCAGCAAATGTTCGGGACGGCTCAAGGCTTGCGCGGGTTGATGGACGAATTACAGCGTAGTTCACTGGAGGCTCTGACACCGGTCAATGAATTGGGCGATTCGGTAGTCAATCTGCTTTCTTCGGTGCAAGGAGTCTCCCCGGATGAAGTCACCAAAATTACAACTTCGCTAGCCGAAGGTGCCCAGCTTGCTCAGACTCCGGTCACGGATTTGACCAAGGCCATTACCGGAATGAACCAGGCATTCGGTCGCCGTCCGGAATTTTCAAATTTCGAGGCGTTGAACAAAGCGTTCGTAACGTTGACTCGAAGGGCACCAGGCGGCGTAACGGCCGGTGCGCAGATCATCAATCAGTTGGCCCCGCTCGCGGCTGTCTCCCGGCTGGCGAGAGTTTCACCGCAACAGATGTTTGGCCTGTTGACGACTGTACTCCGGACGGGCGGTACTCCTGCAACGTCTGCGCGCGGTTTGCAATTCCTGCTCCAGTCGATTGCGGCTCCGAACAAGGCTGAGGCTAAGGAGTTGGCAAGAGTAGGAATTACACCGGAGTACGTTCAGCGGGCAGGTGGTGTGGCTGCAATTCGTAGGCTGATTCGTTCGGCTCGTGGAATGGGTATTCGAGGCGCGGGTCGATTGCGAAATCTCAGTGACGAGCAGCTTGATCAGCTTGACACCATGGGCATGGATCAGTTGCAGTCTTTGGGAATTTCAGGTCAGGGAGTTCAATTCCTTCAGCGGTCATTGGGAAGAATTCACGGTGTCCGTGCGCTGGTCACTCTGATGACTCAGCAGTTGACCGGCCCGGCCGGAGGAGGAAATTTTGCTGCTGACCTTCAGGCTGCCGACCGTGCCATGCAGGGTGTAGGCGATGAGGGACGGGCTATTGCTGACCAGTTCAAGGATTTTCGAAAACAGCAGCCACTGAGAGCCGCAGGGCTTGCGCTTCAGGGTCTGGCTCTTCAAATTCCACGAGCGCTGGAAGGGCTTCTCAATCCGGTTGCGCGACAAGTTGACCGCGTAGGTCAGCTTGCGATGGAGCACCCGCGAGGTACCCGTCATGTAATTCAAGGTGCTGCCGCATTCATGGCTGCTCTAGGTCTTGCTCGCGGTCTGGGCGCATTTCGGGCTGGTCGTGGAATTCGTGGATTTCTTGGTGGAATCACCGGAGGCTTAGGTCAGCGCTTCGTGCAGGAGCGAGCAATTTCAGCAGCCACCAATCCGGCACGGGCTGGAGTTCTCGGAGGCTCACCGCAGAATCCGATGTTCGTCATCGTCGTTGGTGAAATTTTTGGCGGCAAGACTGCTGGGCCGACTGGGCCTCTTGACCCTAACGTTCCTACGCCGGTTCCATGGTGGAAACGTGCAGGCCGAGTTGGAACTCGTGTTGCACCGGCTGCTGCTGGAATTGCAGTGGGAACTACGGCAGCAGCTACTGCTGCTGCAATTTTGGCGTCCCGAGGAGCGCAAGAGCGAGGAGCAATTCCAGAGCGCGGCTCTACGCTTCTCCGCGCTGGTCGGATGTACGAACGCCTGTGGGAGCGCGATCCACGACGGCTGATCATTGACCAGTTGAACCGCAGGAAAATCAATGAGCGCCAAGCCGATATTCAGATGTCGGCAGCAATGGTTCAAGCTCGCAGGCTCGACCGGCTGAATAGAATTCTTGCTCCGTTCCACCGTCGTGATCCGCTTTACGGTGTAACTGCAATTTACAGCCAGCGGCGAGAGCAGGTTCATGGCAAGGCAATGGTCGTGCTCGACGTGAATTTGTCTACCGCCCAGGGCATGAAACGGAAGAGAATTCAAGTTCCGATGGATCTTTGGTCTGGCGGACGAACTCCATCGCAGCGTGGTCAAGCCGGTAAAGTGAAAGGTAACGTGCCGTGATGAGGAAATTTAATGCCTAGCAAGCCGCCTGAAGCCATCGAGTCACAGACTTGGATCCCCGGCACGGGGCAGGATCCGGCGAAATACCTAGTCGATCCAGGCCACTGGAGCGACGGCATGAAGGCGATGACCCCAGGTGATCTCGCTCATGCTCGTCCGTGGCTTGACTCTGGTGTGAGAATTTTCGTCTGGCCGATTCCAACCGAGGGATTCCGGCGTACCGGGCAATCGACGCTGGGGCTGCATCATTACATCGGTGATCAGTTTGTCGATGCACAGGTAATTCACCGGGATGAGGCGCGGATTGAGATGAATGGCGTCTTCCCTGGCTTGTCGGGACAAGATGCGATGGTCAGTATGACGAACACGCTCAACGACGATCCCCCGGATGCTGGGATGACTTTGTACGTTCCTGGTGTCTTTGAGCAAGTGAAATATGTTGTTCCGGAGAGTTGGGAATTTTCACATGATCCGGATGACCAGACGCACAGCATTGCCTACACGGTTACATTCGTTGTAATTGGAGACGGGCGCAGAGTTCCCGATCCGTCTGGTTCACCACCTGTAAATCCTGATACCGATACATTCCCTGGAGCATCCGTTGATCTTGGCCCGCTTGACCCGTGGCAAATTGCAATTGGTATCAGCGCGCAGGATCAGCCTGGTGCTCCGACTTACAATCCTCCTGACACCGGCGACGGAGATGGGGGCGCTGGTGCTCCTAGTGGCCCTACTACTGGGGGTACTGGAAATACCGGCAGTGGAAGCGCTTCAGGCGGCTATATCTGGGATCAACCCGGCTATGTCGTACAAGAACATGAATTTCAGGGTTATTACTATCCGACGGCAACTGCGACGGTTCCGCTATATGGCTGGATTCCCGCAGGCTGGGTTTACGATGGAAACCACTACTATCATCCGCCTGGATGGACACCATGAGTAATTTCATGTACGGAAATTCTGTGCCGGGATACTCTCCTGCTCAGCTATATGCTGCTGCTCAAGCGGTTCATCCTGACTGGATACCTTTGGCCGTCGTGGGTGGCATCGAATACCATGGTGAAATTCCTGGTGTCAGGATAAAATTCATGCCACCAGAAGGATCCGGCGAATGGATACCGGGCAAAGCAAGCAATACCGTAATCGAGTGGGTACCCCTGCCGTTTGCAGGTGAGGCTCCTCAACCCTTGGCAGCATTTTCACCGCCGCAGAGTCAGCAGGCAAGCGTGACAACGACTGACACGATGCGGACGCTTGTGGAAATTGCAGCCCAGATGTATGGAAACATGTCGCAATGGGAAGCCGTCTACGACCGCAATACTGACTTCATGGACGCTTTTGGAATTTCAAAGTTCTCGGCGGGTAGCTTTCTTCTGCCAGTAGGGATACGAATTGCCATCTAGGGGGTCAACAATGCTCGTTGAGAAAAAGGTGCGAGCGACGGGAAGACATGTCAGGGTGGCCAACGAATTTCAGGATTGGTTGAAGAAGCATCCAAAAGCAAACGTGGACGAGAGGATCAGAAAATTCAATCACATCTCCGACTTGCAATGGCTGCGCGATACAAAGAACAGGTAAATGAAAGCTAAAGCCGTCATCACGACTAAGTGGGACAAGAAATCGTACCGCCCGTTCACGATTGACCAGGTCGAATCATTTTTCGTGGACACGGCGCTCGACAGCGACAGCGACCCATTTCAAGTTACAATTGGTGACCCGGAGCATAACCTGCTCGAATGCCTGAAGCGGGACAATGAAATTCGAGTCCAACTCTTTGGCATTGGCTATGGTGCGAAGAATTTGTTTACCGGGCTAGCCGACTCGGTCGTATACGACGAAACCGGCGTCTTGACTATCGAAGGTCGAGATATGTCCTGTTTGGCTGTGGACTCCACCATCAACCCACAACTGTGGCAGCATGTCAAAGCTTCGGAGATAATTCCAAAGCAAGCTCGTCAGCTTGGTATGAAAGGCCCGTTTCACATCACGACCAAGGGTGTCGTGAAAAAATTGCAATTCACGGACGCCAGTGAGTCCTACTGGGATTTTTGGTACAGGCTCGTGCGCAAGGATCAGATGTATATCTGGACTGGGCCGGATGGATCTCTCTGGACAGGCAACTTGAATTACAGCGTCAACGACCCGCAGAAGCTCTACTATTTCGGGACTCCACCGAACACCGCTGGGAGTGAGATCAAGAAGCGGTATATCGATGTCGAGACACTGGAATTTCGTAAGAGCAACCAGGGACGAATTTCAGAAGTGTGGGTCTACGGACAGAGAGGCGACCAGGGTTTTGGCCCTGTTCGGGCGAAGGACAGCGACATTCAGGATTGGATTCGCAAACCGCGCAAAATCATGATGGACACAGAAGCTCATAACTCTACAAGCGCAGCGAAGATGGGTCGAGAGGAAATTTACGAATCCAAGGTTGGTGCTGTTGAAATTCGGATTACGATTCCGGATCCGGGATACATAATTCAGCAGAACAACATGGCTCATCTGAACGTACCGCCGATGGGTATTTCAGGAGACTACTTCATCGTTGGAACGCGGATTCAGGCTGATAGCCGTGGCTTCACGCAGGAAGTCCGATTGCGTGAGAAGAATTACGCAGTTACCCGTCGGGTTCCGTCCGATCCGAAAATTGCAGACCAGCCGGGGAACAAGCAGAGCACGTCGATTGGAGGAGCACTCAAGGAGCGATGGGGTACGTATTTCGCGGCTGCCGCACGGCAATGGCATGGTGGTTGGGACTACGCACTTTATCTCGCCTGCCTGCTTGGAATTTGTGATCAAGAATCCGCGTTTCACAACATCCGTCAGCGTGGTGGGCCTGGTGAGGATGCGGTCGAATGGTACGCGATGCCGACTGAACACCGAAGATTTCCAGACGAGCCAATTCCTGGGGGCAGAACACAAGAGGAATGGAAGACAATTTTCGCGAATCAGTCCGGGGACGGCTACGTCTCAATGGAGTTCGGTGTTGGGCCGATGCAGTTGACCGACCGTGACCTGAAATACCGGGCAGACGATCTTTTCAAGGCCGGGTTCCGGGATGAATTTTCAGGTGGCCGCTGGCATTCGGAGCACAACATCATGGCTGCCGCCCATCATCTTCGCACAAAATTACAAACTGTGACACGCGATTCGTTCCGAGATGTCGATATCTGGGAAGGTGTGCGGGCATATAACGGCTCCGGCCCTGCGGCCGAGGCGTACATGTACTCGGTGAAAAACAAGGTCTTGAACAATCCCGGCTATCTTGCTGAAGTCAAGGATGCGATTAAGACAGCGCAGGAAGCTGCGAAGGCTCCAGACCAGCCATTCTCATCACCGGCCGATCCTTCTGACCCTGCTTTTGGGCCGCTTGGCAAGGGATTTCCATATCAAGACCGGCTAATTGGATTTCCGGGCCAAGGTACGCATTCGTATACCGCTCCTCCGAACAACTGGCAGTCGGATAATGCCGTCGATATTTCATGTGCGTTCGGCACGCCGGTCTATGCGGTTCACTCCGGCCATGTTGGAAATTGGGGAGTCTTGCCGGGAACCGGGCATCAAATTCCACAGAGTCCGAATGAGAGCGGCGACAGGTTTGCTGGAAATCGAATCAACATCATGGGTGCAAACCAGGGCACCTACTACGCTCACCTGTCGCGCCTCAACCCATTGGTCTGCCAGTCTGGCCTTTACATCAAAGCAGGCACACAGCTTGGCCTGTCAGGAATTGCGAATGGTGTAAGGCACTTGCATTTTGGCGTAGAGAAAGGAAGTGTGTACCAATATATTCCAGGCGGTGCTCCATAATGGCAATTTCAGATGCTGAATGGGAAAGCATCCGCCAACTTATCGACCGTAAGGGGTCAAGTAGAGCCGAGGAATTCTACACCGGCAAGGTCGTGAAAGTAGATAGTACGAACCGTAACGTCTACCTGACGCAATTTGGCCAGCAGCCAATTCCTATTGTGGCTCAAGATTTTCAAATTACTTACTACGATTCAGTCTGGAACGAGAGCCTGAAAAGAAATGTCTCTCAGAAGAAAACTGCGAAGGCAACCGTGATCATGCCGAAGAAAGGCGATATCGTGCTCGTGGCTAGAGAGATGGGAACGGCTCGCCTCCCACGCTGCCTTGGAAAAGTTCTTGGAGCCAAATGGGTAATTGCGGGTGGTGACTGATCTTGCCGTGGGATTTGCAATTGTCTCATCTCGGTGATCTGACTTTTACCGGGAATCGAGACTTGGCCACTCTACGACAGCAGGCTGAATTGATTCGCCAGCGTGGGTTCATTCGACTTTCTCTTCCACGAGGGTCTTGGGTCATCGACAAGGATTTGGGGAGTGAATTACATACTCTCCTGCATGAAACGAATACGGCTGCACAACAAGCCCGAGGAGCATCCATTGTCAGTCAGGCACTGAAGGCAATAGACGAATTGACTGTGGAAGCTGTCTCGGTCGAGCCAGACCGAAACAACCCTAGGAGTGTCATTGTCCTGATCGAGGGCACTGTTGCGAGCGTGCGGAGAGGTTTTCCAGCAACGCAAGCGTTTGCCACTGAAATTACCTTGCCGCTGGCACCGGCACCATCTGAGACTACCTTGAGGGCGTGACACATGCCAATCACAGATAGCTCGTTCTACAGAACGCGAAATGAAATTCTGAGCGAGATGCTCTCGCAGCTTCAGGCTGCAATTTCAGATGTCTATGTCGGTGAGGACGGCGTTATCCGGATCCTCCTTTCGATTGAATCTGTGCAGCTTGAAAATCTCTCGCTGGCAAATCAGATTCTCTTGGAGGACATGTTCGTTCAGACCGCTAGCTTCACGGCTCTGAAATTGCATGGTCAGCAATATGGAGTAGCGCTCAACGAGGGGTCACTGTCGCGTGGCTCACTGCTCTTTTTTGGAGACGGTAATACATACATCCCACTTAACACCATTTGTGTCTACGATCCTGGCACGGGCATTGGAGTGCAATTTTTTGTTACCACGGAGGATGGCACGATTCCCGATCCTGGCGTGCCTACTGCCCCCACTGCGGCTGCGGGTGCTGGGCCGGGAATTTCAGGTGACTACGAGTACATTGTCACCTTTGTGACTGCGGCCGGTGAGACTCTTCCCAGTGTGGAATCGAACATCGTGAGTGTAAGCAATCAGTCGGTTGTGCTTACGAATATTCCGCTTGGTGGGCCGGGAACGATTAATCGCAGGATCTATCGTTCGCACACCGGCGAGCAGACATTCTATGGTGTAATGGAAATTCTAAACAATACGGCAACGACGTATACGGATACGATGAGTGATGCTGTGGCCGCAACCAGGGCGCTGGCTCCTACGTCTGATACGGCGTACTCGATTCAATTGCAGGCGCAGTCGAGGGTACCGGGTAGTGACTCGAATGTAGCCGCAGGAACGATCACGGTCGTCTCTGAAGGGCCGGGAGGAATTACCAATGTCTACAACCCGGCTCCGTTTACCGGTGGCTCCGACCGGGAGGATACCGAGAGTTTTCGAAATCGAATTCTGGAATATGTCCGCGCTCCCCAGACGGGTTCTCCTGCTGACCTGAAAGTATGGGCCGAGGAAGTCGATGGTGTCGAGAGCGCGACGGTCTTCGAGAATGACAACCTCGGCACGCCTACGAATGGCCATGCGACAGTCAGAATTTCAGGCCCAGCCGGAGCGATTCCCGATGCCACTATTCAGGCTAACGTCTTAGCGGTGCTCGATGCGCGTGGAATTGCAAACATCGTTTATCACGTCGGCACGTTCACTCCGGTTGCAACGAATGTGACCGTGGATGTGACGACAGATGCCACGTATACTCTTGGCGACGTGACCCCTGGTGCTCAGCAGGCAATTATAAATTACATTAACAGTCTTTCGGTAGGTGGTACACTCTACCTTTCGGGAATTGTTGATGCTGTCTTCGGACTTCCCGGTGTCGCTGACGTGGTCGTCACGACTCCGGCGACAAATCAGACGACGACTGCTACACAAAAGCGAACTCCGGGAACGATCACCATTACGTGATGGCTGACGTTACTCGCTACCAGCCGCTTCTTCCGCCAGAACAACCGTATACTAAAGCGGAGAAATTCTTCGTTCAGCTTCAGCCGTCGATCTTTCCGCCAAACCAGGACAGCAACTGGGGCACCAAGAGAAAAAATTTTACTGATCGGGTTCAGGATTTGATCGACCAGCAAGAACTGATATGGGCTGAGCGGTTCATCTCTCGTTCGACCGAATTTTTGGATGAGTGGGAGTATCTGCTAGGTCTTCCGGAAGCTCCAGCAGGGAAGACCATCGACCAGCGCCGGGTAATTGCGCTTGCTCGTGTTCGCACCGGGGCATTCACGAGGGCGCTCCGCGTTCGGATTATCGAGCCGTACATCATGGCGACGTTCGGCGTCTCTGTGGAATTGACGCCGTTTGGTGTTTCTCTTGTCGGTGGAATTCCACTACTCGCGGATGCCGTTGGTGATCCAAAAGAGTTTTACCGCATCTACGAGGACGTACGAAATTTCTCCTATTCCGTCTTGATCATCTCGTCCATGACTCCGGACATGCCAAGCCTGACACGCGAGCTAAAACGACAGACTCCGGCGGGGATCACTTTCACTATCGACAATTCGCAGACTGAAATTCTTGACTACGCAGCCGAGGTTCGTAATTCGCAGCCTGCGGGTTATTGGCGGCTTGGAGCCGCAGCAGGCGCTGACGCATCCGGTAACGGCTTGACTGGTACCTGGAGCGGGTCACCGGCTACCGTCGCCTCTCCGGGCCTCCTGCACGCGGCTGTGGCCGGTGGAAATGGGGCCATGACCCTCGACGGCACGAATGACTACATGAGTGCGCCCTCGGATTACCGTTTTCACGCAAACCGAATTTCACTGGAGGCGTGGTTCAAGCCTGCTGCACTTCCAGCACCGGATACTTTTCACATCATCGCCGCAGAATCTGCGAATGATTTTCTTGGGATCGATGGAACGACAGGAAATTTTGTTGCATCCGTTGGTTTTCCCGGTTCGGTGCGTCGTGTTGTTCAGGGTGGGCCAGCCGTCGTCGGATCGACGTATCATCTGGCCAGCCGCTTTACCGGAGCGGGTCTTGAAATATTTACCAACGGCGTTCCGCAATTCGGCGCAGCGGGTGGAATTCGTGATATTCAGTCGAGCGCTTTCACCATTGGTCGCGCAGTTGGGGGAGGACAATTTGCCAATGGTGTGGTCGATGAAGTGGCTGTCTACGACCGCGAGCTTACGAACGCTGAAATTCTACTGCACTACAACACTGGCAGACACGTCTTGGTCTAGGGGGTGAAATGGGAACACGGCTGAAGAATTTCGAAAGCACCGGAGTAGCCCCTAATGGACGGCTCTATGCCGGTGACCTGAATGCGATGCAGGATCAGTACGCTGATCAGGCAAATTTCGCGCAGACAGTTGATGTGGGAGCGCTTCGCGTCACAGATCCCACACTTCAGGTTCTGCAATATGGCGTGGGGGAGTTTCGACTTACCGGTGCTGTTCGCACTGATGGAATTTTGCGAGGGCTGGGTGGACTCTACGCAGGGGCATTCACGACGACGCAACGGGATGCCATTCCTGCCGGATCACGACCGTTTGGTCTTGTAATTCTCAACAGCAGCAGCAGTCGCTATGAGTGGAACCGAGGCACGGATGCGGCACCGATCTGGACGGGTCTTGGCAGTGGTATGACGGTCGGAACACTAGCGGCTCGTCCTGCTGCGTCGTCTGCGAATGCAGACACGATGTATTTTGCCAATGACGACAACGGCGGAACGTGGTACTACTCGAACGGTACGACCTGGATCCGCACGACAAAGGGACTCAATGCAATTTCGTCAGGCACGCTTTCGGTTCGACCCGCCGCGAACTCTGTCCCGTCCGGAAATGTTTTCGTTGCTACCGATGATCATGGTGGAACGTCGTGGGAGACGGACGGCACCACCTGGTACAAAATGGGAGGCTCGATTTTCGGTGAGTGGCCCATCGGCAGTGTGATGGACTGGCCGTATGCCTCTGGCTCGATTCCGCCACAGGCGCTGCTCCCTTACGGTCAGGCGATTGCACGAATTTCATACCCAGAGTTAAATGCTCTGGCTGCGGCGGCTGGATATCCACATGGAGCCGGTGACGGCTCAACAACCTTCAACTTGCCGGATTATCGCGGTCGAACGGGTATCGGCAAGGACGATATGGGTGGGGCTGCGGCAGGAAGAATTACAGTTGGAGTTTCAGGAATCGCCGGTATAACGCTGGGCGCGTCAGGTGGCCTCGAAGGAATTACATTAACAATCGCTCAGATTCCGGCTCATAGCCATGGCGGTGGCAACCATGCTCATACTTATGATCGGGCCTATCCGTCAGGTGGGTCAACTGGTGCTGGGTTAGGTGGTGTTGATGACTCACATACCACTTCCACAACGGGAGTGTCAGGGACGATTATTGCTACGGAAGGCGGCGGCGGTGCTCATCCGAACGTACAGCCGTCTATCGTCGTCAACAAGATCATGAGGGTTCTGTGAAAAAGGAACGGCCTCGGAAAAAGGTTAGCTCGAATGGGAAAACGATTCTACAAACGCCTCCTCAGACGGAGCTTGACCAGAATATCCGCGCCGTGCTAATGCAAATTGTTCAGCACTATCGGACGATCACAGTGCCCATCAATGAAATTCCAGAAGGCAGCTTCGTCAACTGGGACGTAGTTCAAACCCCGGCGGGATCATCTGAAATTACAATATGGTGGGGTGAAAAAGATGGCGGGTGAAACGTACAAGCTGACAAGTCCTCCGATGCGGGGTGACGGCGTCGAGGCTTTTCAGCGGGCGATGAAGTCAAAGAATTTCTACGTCGGTAAGATCGACGGTATCTGCGGTGAGTTGACCGTGCAGGGTTTCTACCGCTCGAAATACTGGCTGGGCTATCCCAAGCCCGACCACGCGGGTGGGGATGTGCTCTACTCCTACTTGACTGACAAGAAAAAGCCAAATGTGGCGATGCGGCAACTGACGAAGCGACGGCGGAAAATACAGAATAAGACCAAGGCAATGCGGCAGCGAGCGCTCGATGAGGCGATCAAGCATCTAGAAACGAAGGAAAGCCCCGCAGGCAGCAACAAGGTAAGATTTTCAAGATGGTATGGACTGATCGGCCCATGGTGCGCGATGTTCGCTACCTGGAATTTCACTCAAGCCGGGTCGAAGGTCTTCAAGCGAGGCTCCCGCTATGCCTATGTGCCGTTCATCGTCAGCGATGCTCGCCGGGGAATTAACAATTTGACAATTACGCGAGCGCCGGAGCCGGGGGATCTCGTCTGCTTCGACTGGCAGGGTGATGGGGTCGCAGACCACGTTGGCCATTTCGAAATGTGGTTCACGCGGGGGCAAGAATTTTCAGCTATCGAAGGAAATACTGCCGTAGGCAATGACTCCAACGGGGGTGAAGTCATGCGGCGCAGGCGAAATATGCGCAACGTTCAGGCTTTCGTTCACGTCGGTCGATGAGCTACCGTGAGTGTTCGGGAGACGATTCAGTATTCGGTGCTCGGGCTGGGCGGACTGATGACAGTGATGGGACTGGGATCTGTTTTTACCGGTCACCCGTACCCAGAATTTGCAACAGCGGGAATTAGTGCAGTCCTTGCAAGTGGGGTGCTTGCGACAGTGGGCAAGAAAAGGGAATGAAATTTTGGAGGCGCTTTCTCAATTGGGCAGCCGCAGGCTCCAGAATTTCACAACGGCAGTTTCTGCTCTCCTATCTGGCGATGTTCCTCGTCGTCACTTTCCTTCTTGCAGCCGTCATGTATCTTGTCCGGGAAAACCAGCAGAGGACTGACGATGTCAAAGAAGCCGTCATTCAATCATGTCGCGACAGCAACGAGGTACGCGCGGAAATGCGGAAGGTAATTCAGGAGATCAAGAATACTCCGACTCCTGATTTTGGGACGCTTGAAACCATCCAACGATACGAAAGGCTAACGAAGGCGCAAGCGTTCATGGTTGACAAGCGCTGTGTGCCGCTAAGAAAATGAAAATCTTGGCCGGGGTCATTACTGTAATTCTGTGTTGTGGTGCTATGTTCGCAAAGCCAAGAGGGCCGTTGATAAAACGCTCACAGTGCGGGAACGGCCTACAAGAATTGAAAACATGGTCGGACAAGCAACGGTTTAAGGTGAATGCAGAAAATCGTGTGACGACAACGGGAATTGTCAATGTCCTGCCTGCTCCTGGTCAGCAACCGCGCTCGCGAAAAACCAACTGGCAGAAGCGCGTCTGGCTGGTGAAAGCGCAAATTGTAGAGTACCGGATTGACCACGGGGAATTGCGAATGGTGCTTTACTTGGACGACCGGTACCTAAATGCTGTAATTCCATCCCCTGCTTGCCTGAGATCGAAGACACGGCAACGTAGCAGGATTGAGGCAGTCTGGAATCTCTTCATTGCCCGCTGTGGAATTCCATCGCCCGTGGAGTGGAAGCCGCTCGGGGCAGTCGTCTACATTTCCGGCGTAGGTTTCTGGTCGAACAAGCATCTGCATCGGCGAGGACAGGCAAAAAATGGTGCAGAATTACATCCAGTCAACAGCATTAGTCTGATTGCCGGATGCGGTACCTGAGTGAGTGGTAATCAGTCACAGTGGGAATTGACTGAGCGGGAATGTGAAATTGTTACACTAGTTGCCGAAGGTTTAACCATAAGGGAAATAAGCGAACGATTGGAAATTACACAACACACGGTCAGCGCGCACTTGAAACATGCACGCCAGCGCACGAATGCTCGCAATACCAACCATCTTGTGGCAATTGCATTTGACCACGGATGGATTCGCTAATGAAAGGAGGCAACTGATTGATAACTGGCTCCACGGCAATTTGCTCGTGACCAGTAAGCAATGCTAAGGAGAAATTTCAGTGAAGCGAGGACTGCTCGTACTTACCGCCGCGCTATGCATGGCAAGCGCGGTCGGAGTTGGAACAGCCCAAGCGCATCGGATCAGTGGACATCCAAAGACGCTTAAGGGGAAATTGCAGCAGGCAAAACTTCAAGTCTGGCACAATCGGCATTACGGCTACAAGGAAGGAAAGGAGGGACATTGGATCGCGAGAGACAAGGCGTATGTAAGAAAATTACAGCGTTTGCTCTCGCGTCCGAGAGTCGGGCCTTCCTGGCTCGTGAATGCGTTTCTCTGCATTCATCGCTATGAAGGCTCATGGACTGACCCGAATCCCCCCTACTTCGGTGGACTTCAGATGGATTACAGCTTCATGCGATCACACGGCGCGTGGGCGTTACGTCGCTGGGGGACTGCTGATCATTGGCCACCTTCAGTACAAATTTCAGTGGCCATCTCAGCCTATAGGTCTGGCCGAGGATTTTACCCCTGGCCCCATACTGCCCGGATGTGCGGCTTGCTGTGAGGAGGAAGCATGGCGGGAAATGGAAATTTGGTTCAACGACGACCAGCGGAATCTTCTGCTCTCGTCGGTGCAGTCGTGGTGCTGATCTGCGCACTGCTCGGTGTCGATGACCCGAACGTGCTGGCGGCACTGACGATTGTGGTTGGTGCAATTCCAGCCATCGTGACCTGGATCGTGGATCTGCGGAGTAAAAAGCCATGAAATTTCCCGCCTAGCTAGCGGGGAAGTGGGACGGGGAGCTAGCCGGGGAACCCGCCTTTCCGGTGACGCTCCCCGTCCGGCGTAGCTCATGCAGGCGATCCTTCAGTGGTGGTCGTAAGTAGGTTGACCTGCATAAGTAGAGGGAGCATAGCGGTTGACGCAGACGGCTTGATGCGGTACGGTTCCTGGCTCGGAAAGCGCTCCTGTAAGGGAGCGTCCTTTCTGTCGGAAACGGGCCGGGGATCTGTATCTTGTCCTTTCTCACCAGATTCCCGGCCCAGCCCCCTCAGAAAGGAAATTTAGCCGACAGAGAGGAGTAAAATTGTCATCGTATGAAAGGGAGCGGCGGAAGACAATTCGTCCTGCGCCCAACCGCAAGAAGAAGCCGAAGGACGAGCGGACAAAGTTCGACAAGTGGCTCGACCGAATGCGGGAAGACCGCTCGCCGGTACACATTCACTTTGCAATTCCACCCAGTCCGGCGTATGACGTGGATCTTGGTGCAGTCGTTCATGTCATCGACGTAGATCGATATTTCATTCTGGTGGAGTTCGAGGACGCGGAGACATGGTGGGTTTCGAAGTCGATCATCACGTCTGCGGCAATTTCAGAAGAGACAGAGCTACAGAAACAGTTACGGCTAAGCCTCAAACAGGCAAGGGAGAAACAGCGGCGTCAAGCTGAAGAGGCGAAAGCTCTAAAGGGATAACGTATCGGATCCTATATCGCGGAAGAGAATGAAATTCGAAAGAGAAAGCCGAACTCGGCCCGCTATCGCGGGGTTGCAAGGGGGTTTTTGGGCCGCAATAAAATGGACGACTGATTTAACCCCGAATTAACCTCTCTCCCCTGTAAGGGGAGAGGTATGGGGGAAAAGAGGGAGTCCTCGCGTGCGCGCGGGAGGGGAGGAAATTTGGTACAAGCGGAGGAAAAGGCGGAAGAGCGGATCGAAAAGCTGCTGGACGATCTCACCAAAAATGTCCAGCGGTTGCTGCGGAAGCATGGATACCGGGCAAATGTGGAGATTGACGCTCGTGGACGCTCCTGCCGGTATTCGGTTTCGATTCTGACCGCGTCTCAGGAGGAGCAGAAGGGAATTTATCAGATGTGGAGAACACCTGGAGGACGGGAGGAATTTCCGAAGCGTGTCCGTTGAGAGCTTCCTAATCGCTGCGCTGGTCGAGGAGCAAAGTCCGAAGCGAGCATTTCAGGCAGGAATTACCGAAGAAGATTTCGATCTGCACGACGAAGAGTTTCGCTGGATCGTGGATCGCTACGAGAAGCGTAAGCCGATCACGAAGTTTCGCTTTAAGAGAAAATTTCCCGAGTTCGAGTTCATCCACTGTGAGGAGAAGCTGACGGATCTGATCGAGGATCTTCGTCAAGAGCGCGCGTATGTTGCGCTCTCGTCTCTGATCGATGAAGTCCTCAGCGGCGAGGATTCTCTCGATGCCGACAACGCGGTGGAGAAGCTCTCATACGTGTCTGAAATTTCTTTGGATCTTTTGCGCCGGTACTCGGCCGCATCCGAAGCATTGTTCTTCTCAGATATGGAGCCACACCTGCGGCTGATGAAAGAGTTACAGGCGATGCGGCTCAATGGGGAGGTTCCCGGTATTCCTACGGGAATCGAGCACATCGATTTTCATTGCGGTGGATTGCAGAAGGAAAGCGCGATGGTTATTCTCGGCAGGCCGGGAGATGCGAAGTCCTTTCTGCTCGCGAAATTTGCGGTGGAGGCTACTTGGCGTGGTTACCGGGTTGGGTTCTTCAGCCCTGAGATGACGGAGCACCAGCATCGCTGCCGCTTTTCAACGCTGCTCTCCGCGAGGCCAGAAATTCAGCAAGCGCTGGGCTTGAAGGGAGCGTTTCGTAATCGTGCGCTCAAGGATGGGCACGGTTATAATTACAAAACATACAAACGGTTCATGGAATGGTGCAGGGACAATATTCCCGGCGGTGAAATTGCAATTTTTACCCCGAAATATCGCCGGGAGAAGATGACGCCGCAGTACATCGAGGCGAGGACGGACGATCTCAACCTCGATCTTGTAATTGTCGATCCGATCTACAAGCTGAAGTCTCCGAGGAGAAGGCTGAACAAGTGGGAGGAGCTTGGTGAAATTGTCGATTCGCTCACCGACATGGCTCACACTCATAACATCCCGGTCGTGATAAGCAATCAGGCGACACGCTCCCTCGTCGGCGTGCGGGGGGATCCACCGACAAAGGACACGAGCTTCGGCAGCGATGCCCCTGCTCAAGAAGGCGATATCGTGATGGGGGTGAAGCATTACAGCGAAGAGCGAATCATGAAAATTCATTGCAGCAAGAACCGCCATGGAGAATCGTTCAAATTTTTAATGGCGTTCTATCCGAATGTCGGCAGGATGGAGGATGTAACTCCGCTCAAGGGAAATATCTTGGGCTTCGCTCCAGAGAAATTACAATAGGAGGAAGGGTGGAACGAAATACATTTCTCGATGAGCTTGAGGTTGAGCTAGTGAAGACGACGACGCTTCTGAAATTGGTGGAACCGATGGATCCGGAGGAAACCGGGGTCATTGCGTTTGCCCACGAGACTGACGCAGAGGAAACGGTTCCGCAAGATGCCCGCTCATACTCAATGGGCTTTGAGGACTGGCTAGAGATGGGTCAGCCAGTGGAAATTACAGTCACCGTTATGCCCGGTGACCGTCTCAACGAGGTAGAGGAAGAAGAGCCGGAAGACCTGGAGGAGGAAAGTGGCAACGACGACGCTGACTGAGACGAAGAAATTTTTTGTACTGCGGTCAGCCCTCGACAAGCAGGGGCAGCCGAGTGCGTATGGGTTGCGTTATCACGCCAGAACGGACTGCCCAAGCATTTCGTGGAGCACTTGGAAGTCGGATTCCGAGAGGGTAGAATTTGACGCGCGGCTCGCTCCGTACACGACGATCAAGCGCTGTCTCAAATGTACGTAATTTCACGTATGGCCAAGGTGAGCACCGCCTTTTGTCCCCTGGGCGCAGGCCATCGATTGGGAGCGGGGAGGAAGTCTGACGGCTCGCAGAGTGCTCCTGCGCTCTCCCCGCTGCCCTCGAAAGGAGAAAAAATGCATTTTAACGTGAGTGTTCAGCTTCTGCCGGGTGAGAATTTCAAGATGGATCCTGAAGCGGCAGGCTTGGCCGTTATGGAGGCGCTTGGCGGCGACCCAAAATCCGATATTTGCAATGTCTCGATTGCATCGGCTCCACAGCTTGCCACTGTTGGGGTCGTTCCTGGTTTGCCGGAGGCACCTGCGGAGGGATGATGGCCGAAAAGAAATCGAAAACTCCAGAGGTTGAAATTCTGACCAGCAATCCTCAGCCGGAGCCGAAAGGAGTGCAGATCGTCGGCGGCAGTGATGCTGGTAAGAAAGGCAAGCTGAAAATTTACGATCAGAAGTCCGCTCCCCGCCAGCAGCAGAACGTGCAAGTCGTCACGCATCGGACGAAGCAGTCCTACAAAGATGCAATTTCAAAAGATCAATGAGCGGTCGCTGGGAATCGCAGGAAGGCAGCGTCGATCTCGTGAAGTACAACCTCAGTCTTCTCAAGGAGCCGGAGCGGACAAATCTACGTCATAAGGTGACGAGTGAAAATCTTCGCAAGCGAGTGGTCGAGGAGCTTTACAAGGCGGCGGTAGAGGAGGCCAAACTAGATACAGCGGACGCTCGCTGGGATGGTCAAAAGCGGTAAATGAAATTCAGGGGTAGAGAGATTGATCCGATCAGGCTGTGGGATCAGTACGTCGAGCTACCACCCAAAGTGGATGATCGGGAAATTTTTCTACCCCTTGTTCGTTGTCCAAATCCCGATCACGACACGCTCAAGAGACATTTTCAGATCAATGTACGCGATGGACTCGTACACTGCTTTGCCCAATGCGGGATTAGCGGGAGCTACGTTCACGCCATTTCCGTGATCGAAAGACTCTACGACAAATTTCAAGTAGAGGGGGCTAAGGATGAACGGGAGCGAAAGCGTAGGATCGCACGAGCACACCGAGAAGCAGCAAAAATTGCTTTTGGCTATTCAAGACGGCCTAGTGCTGTTCGATCAGTTAGGAAATCTCGTGGGCGAACAACTGCGGCTGTTCCCCTGGTGGATTTATCTGGATACAAGATGTTCCTCCCGGTGGTTGCCCAGAGGTTCCTCCGCGAACGTGACATCTCTTCGGAGTCGGTGGCAAAGTGGCGGCTCGGTTGGGATCCAGGGGAAGCTCGACTTGTAATTCCGGCACGCGATGAGAACGACGTTCTTCGCTTTTTGATCAAGCGGGCCGTGCGCGATGGAGACTGGCCGAAGTATCTCTATTCGGCGGGCTTTCCGAAAAATAGCCTGCTCTTCGGGGCTTGCTTTTTTGACCCAGGGATGGTAAGGTCTTTCGGCGTGGTGCTGGTCGAAGGCTCGTTTGATACGATCCGGAACCACGAAAATGGGCTAACGACGACAGGGGGTATTCTCGGAACAGGAATTTCAGACCAACAGGTGAAAATCATTTCCCGGCTGAGGCCGAAGAAAATTTACCTCATGTTCGACCGGGATGTGGCAGGCGTCAGAAATATCGATATCGCTTGTCGCAAGCTGAGTCATTACCCGTTATTCATCTGCCGGTATCCTCGGAGGAAATTTGATCCGGCAGAGTTGACCGCGAAGGAGGCGCACAGAAGTATTGCAGGCGCAGTATCAGCAACACGGTGGAAAGCAGACGTTTCCCGAATGACGACAACGACAGAAAGGTGATGGAAATTTTGGCTACGAAATCGAAGTTCAAGGTTCGCACCGTTCGCACGAAGGAAGAGCGGAAGCGGCCGTCAGTGTTCATGCGGCTGAAGACCGACGAGGCATTTCGCGGGATCGCGCTGTTCGAGCCGGATCCCGAGCAGGATGACAATCCTGGTTATCTCGAATACTACGATCACTGGGATCAGCAGGGCCAGCAATACGTGCCCTGCGCGGGCGACAAGTGCCCCTTCTGCGCAGCGAACGACAATCCTTCGACTCGCGCTCTCACCGTCTGGTATTTCCCGGACGAGGACGTGAAGGACGCGATCAAGGTCTTCACCATGAATTACAACACGATCAACGAGATCGCGGACGAGGCCGAGGAGGAAGACGGAATTCTCGGCAAGAAGATTAGGATCAAGCGGCTCTCCGACAAGGGCGACTACCGCGTGAAAATTTCAGGCGATAAGCCGCTCAGCAAGTCGGAGATGAAGAAGGCTCAGGGACTGCTGGATGAGAAATTCCCGGACGGCCTGGAAGCTCTTGTGCAGCGGCAACTCGTGGCGCAGATGGAACGTCTGAAGGCGCTGGAAGCGCTGGAGGAAGACGACGAGGACGAGGACGAGGAGGAGGAAGAAGAAACTCCGCGTCGTCGTCGGCGTGCTCCTGTAGCCGAGGCTGAGGCCGAGGAAGAGGAAGACGAGGACGAAGAGGAAGAGGAGGAAGAGGAGCCTGAGGCCGA